TATTGCATTTATTGCAAATAGTTGATATGATTCCGTTCCTAAAACTGCTACTATATATAAAATCCAATTCGGTTTTAAACTTATTAACGCCCGGTACCGGCTTAACTTTGTCTTTGTAGCCAATTTCAATGATTTTTATTTCAGCATTAGTTAGATAATTTTCTAATCTCAATTCGTAGCTAGATTTTTCATAGAAAACTGAACCTAACTTACCAATAATGTTCCATTCATCTGGTTTATTATCGGGTAAGGTACCCGTTAACCCGTACTTGTTGTTGGTTTTAATGCTATTGATAAGTTTATTAACCTTATTTCCTTTCTTAAGTTTGTGGCATTCATCCACAACCAACACGTCTACGTTAAGGAGTTCCTTGTGTTCCTCAAATTGACTCTGTAGTATTCCCAGGTTTGCAATGATTACGGAACACTCAAAATCCGGTTTGTGAGTTCCTGTCCAACGGGAAAAACTAAAAGGAACACCATAATTTAGGAAATCGCTATATGTTTGATCTACAAGAGTTAAATCAGGAACAATTAATAAACATGTCATTTTATTGCCGTTATTAACATAGATAGAGGAAAGTAAAGATGCAATAGTTAGTGTTTTACCACCACCTGTACCAACTTTAACAATACCTCTACCAAACAATAAAGCCTGTTTAACGGTTTCAAGCTGATAATCTCTTAATTTTAATTTTAAATTATCAAAAATATTTTGATTACTAAAAGAAGGTTTAACTACTTGTTTGATTTTATCATCATAAGTTACCTCAATTTGATAATTTGTTTTTATATGTTTTAAAATTTCATAGAACATTCCAGGGTCAAACAACCCGGTTGGAGTCATGCAATATATTCTACTGTTAATAAACTTTCTACCAAACTTTCTCATAAAGAAAGCATTGTCGTTTTTTACACTAAAATGCTCTCTTATTTCATCAAACTTATCCCCTGTAAGTCTACATAATCGTCTGTTTGGTAAGTACTCAAAATGCATATTACATCTGTTCTAATTTTATTATCTCAACAATGTTCTTTATATCATATGTAAGTGAGGATAATGTTTTTTCCGTCTTTTCTAAGAACTCAATTATTAACTTTTCTTCATTAATTTTCAAATTAATATCTTTCATTACATCTGTTGACTGTGCTGTCTTTTCAATAGCAACATTAGATAATCTGACAGGTGATTGATACTGAATTTCTTGAGATGCTTTTTTAATTAGAGTATTTTTTTCATTCTCTAATTTCATTAAATTACGTTTATGGTAAATAAGTCTACTAGTCCAGTAATGCTTACGACCAGGTGATTTTAAAGAAGCATCCTTAATACTAAACTCATCTATCTTAAGGTCTTCTTTTAGTTCTTCTATGTACTTGTCTAATATATCCACTACTATAGTATAAATATAAATGTAAGAAAATCAATGAGTATATATCGTAAATTTTTTAAACGTGTATTAGAAAACGGTCCAGGATACGTACCGTCTGCACCTAACACGGCTGGCAATGGCGGTGCTTTAGGTAATGCTCCTTCAATTGGAGCTGCTGGGTTGGCTTCAGGTACTCCAGGAACTGATACATATGCTACAGGGGATGCACGTATTCCAACATCCATTTTTGGTGGTAAAGTTATGAGAAGAAATAAGCCTGAAAAGTTGACAATAAGGAAAAAGGCTGTAAGTAAGAAGAAAAAATGACAGATTTAGGACACTGGACAACAAACATACCATATGATGATACTAAGTGCTATTTTGGTTTTATTTATCGCATCACTAATACGGTTAATGGCAAGATCTATTTTGGAAAAAAACAGATTACAAAAATTAAAAAACTCAAGCCCCTTAAAGGAAGAAAAAACAAAAGACACTTTGCAGGAGAATCAGACTGGAAAACTTACACGTCATCTTCCAATGAGGTAAATGCTGATATAGCACTATTGGGTAAAGATAAATTTAAATTTGAAATAATAAGGTTATGTGGCAGTAAATTTGAGTTAGCATATTTTGAAGCTAAAATACAATTTGAACACGACGTATTGTTAAAGGACGGTTTTTACAATGGAATAATAAACTGCCGTATAGGTAGAGCTCCCAAGGCGTTATTGGAACAGTTGCATAATGAGAGTAGATGCTACTGGAATTAAACAGATATAATTTAACTGTTTTGGATTTTAATGAGTTGTTTATAAAACAATATCAAATTGAAATCCTAGATCATCTATACAAATTTAAGCTTTTAGAAAAACCTTTAAATAATCAGGACGTTAGGAAAATATTCTATCATTGTTTAATTCACGGAATATGTGAAACTGTACTAGGTTACAATAAAAGTAAGCCTTTATTACTCTACAACAATACTCAATTGGATGATTGTATTATTAAAGAATACTATAAAGAAGAGGAACTATTAGAATTCTTTAATGCCTTCTTCTATAAACTTGATAAGATGCTACCTGTTAGAGTATATAAAAGCAAGTTTAATACCGTTTCTCTTAAAAATCTTATAGACATTAAAGATGCACGTGCTTCATTAGCAATTAACGGTATAGTAGAAAAGAACAAAGAATATCAACATAGAGAGTATACTTTTGAGAAGGTAAAGAGATTTAGTAAGAAATATGAATTAACGTTTCTCAATAACGATTATTTTAACAGGTTAAAAACTAAACAGATCTTAATCTAATAAATAATAGTATGGATAAGTTTACCAACCAAGCTAACAAAGTTATCAAGAATATTAAACCTGTTAAAAAAAGCGAAGAAAACGCTGAAGAACAAGATCCAGAAGAGAAAAAAATGGGCTTAGATAAGAAGACCATTGCAACTATTAACGTTGCATCTAAGTTAGCTACAAGACCTGGTAGAATGAATTTACCGTTTATTGGTGCACAAGCTCAAATGAACGGTGCTTATGGTAACTTAATGAAAGCAATGGCAAGTAAGATTAATAAAATCTCAGCTAATTTAAAATGAAGTTTTTAAAGATTATAGAAAATTATAAAAAAGGAAGACTTGTACTTGAGCAAGATGCTCCTCCTATGGATCCTAATGCAGCTGCAGCAATGCCAGCAGCACCTGCTAATCCAGTCCCTCCTACACCTGCTCCAGAAGAACCTCAAAAAGTTGACGTTCCTGCAAGTGTTGTTAGATTAGCAAGACTTTTAAAACAAGCTCTCATTATTAAAATGAGTGATGATGATATTGATTTTGTCAGTAATTTACCTGAAATTAACGAAAACAACGCAATTGAAATGGTTCAGCAAATGACACCAATTATGAAAAAATATTCAAACGTTGAAACAGATGAGGGTCAATTAGGACAAGAATAATGTATAAGTCTTTAGATACAGTCTATCTAAATCAAGTTTATAAACTGTTGCGTGAAGCAGCATTGCCTGCTACAGATGTTCCAGCAACACCTAAAAAACGTGGTAGACCACCAGGAGCTCCTAAACCGCCTCCTGCATCTTACGACTCAATAATTGAAAGTGTATTTCCAACTCCAGAAGAACAAGACAAATTACATAAAGTTGTTGGTGTAAAAATGCCAGCTAGTGGTACTGGGGAGTTTCATATTACTAATAAAAACGACAGGTACGTTTGGGATATGTTGTATGAAAAAGGACCTTATAAAAAAGGTTCAACAGTACAAACAAAAGGTTCAGGTAATGCTGAATTAGCACTTTATTGGTTTTTAAAACAAGGTAACCGCGGTGTTACCGTTTCAGATAATAGAGATTCAAAAGGGTCTGCTGATTTACTAATAGGTAATATTGGTGTTGAAGTTAAGGCATATAATCCTTCAGATAAAGAAATAACAATTGGTAGATTTAGAGAAGCAGGTCAATTTATAGGTCAAAATAACAATATGGTAACAAATAGCATTTTAGGTATAAATGCCTTAATGTCAAAAATGTCATCATTTAATGAGTCAGGTGAAGAAAAGTATAAAAAACAAAAAATTTTAGCAGATAATGGTAATTTTAAATATGATGATTTTTTAGTTGCTTTTAATAAAGTAGATAGACTTTATAAGCTAATTAAATCTGATAGTCAGCTATTAGCTGAATTTGACTTATTTTCACAGTTAAAAGATAATATTGAAGAAGTATATAAAATTTTAGGGAACAAGCCAGGAGAAAATCTTTACCACTCTAGTGAGGATAATGCAAAACAATTATGCTTTAGAATTTTAAAGGCAAAGTTATTAGATAAACCAGGACCTGGCGGGTTCATAGTAAATTGTACAAAAGATGGTTTAATTCAATGGATGCAAGTTCCTGTAGGTTTAAAAGAAATGAAACGTTATCCAGAAGGATTTACCGGGCATGAAGTATTTGCTGTTGGTAGCCAATTGCATGTAAGAAAGGAGTTTTTTAAGTGAAACCATTTAAACAATTCTTTTTAACTGAAGGCGGTGCAGCAGGCCATATGGCACATCCTTTTGATTTACCTACTGTAAAAAATGGTAAAGATTTAATTAACTTTTTTAATAAAGCATTTACCGTAGTAAAGCGTAATAGAGGTTCCTTAAAAATTGACGGTATTAATGTTAGTGTCAAGTTAGTAGGGGTCAATACCGCTAAGCCTCAATTTGCATTGGATAGAGGTTCAATGAAACCTTTAGACGTGGAAGGCATTACTATTGATAAATTAGAAGCCCGTTTTGGTGCAGGTCATGGTATGATAGCTGCAGGACAAAAGACGTTAAACATTTTAAATGAGGCTTTACCTACTATTAAAGATGAATTAGATGAATTAGGGTTAACAAAAGACCCTAATCTTTTCTTTAATATGGAATTTGTACAAGGTAGAACAAATGTACTAAGTTACGATCATGATTTTCTTGCTATACATGGCATCAGTAGATTTGTTCAGGCTACACCAAATAGAAGAGAATCTGTAGAAGTAGAATATAATAAAAACGTATTAGTTTCTCTTATTAATAAACTTAATAAAGTAGCTAAAAATCATAACTTTAAAATATACGGCGACGTATTAGTCACAGTAAAGGGAACTCCAAATTATAACAGAGTATTACAACAGCCTTTTACTATTATTAAAGCTGGTAAAAAATATACTGAACCATTAGGTATTTCCTTAAAGAAGGCTATAAATCCTTTTAATGCAAAAATTAAATTAGCAGGTGGTAAAACAGTAGGCGCTTTAAGTAAAGAAGTTTACGTTAATGTACTAAACGGGTTACCAATAGAAAATTTTGTTAA